TACTCCGTATATGCCACTATTAGAGAAATAAAGTGGTGGGTGGAGAACGCACAAAGTGGTCGTTACGATGATGCTTGTGTGCCAGCCCAAAATTATATGCGAAAGGAGGATATCTAGTGGTTAGAGAGAATTCCAACAAACTTAGGTTTGATAAAGAAGCACTTTTTAAGAAGCATAAGCCTCCTGTAAAGAGTTATCGTGAGGAACTGTTCAGAAAGTTTACTCGCAATATGACTGCTTTGCTTGAATCAAGAGAGCCAAAGAGATACCAAAGTAATCGTGGACTACTTGACCCTAGAAAACTTTATCGACATCAAATGGACGATAGTGTGTTCTACAAAAAGACAAGTGTTCCTAAATCAGATACGACATTTCTTTTCTTGATTGATACGAGTGGAAGTATGTCGGGCTACACTAGTACGGAGTATGAGGATTATAACTTAGACCGTATTGAAATTGCTAATGCGATTGTTTCTGCTTTCGCAAAAGCAAATAAAGTAGTGTTGAACAACAAAATCAAGATGGAAGTATTCACTAAGTCCGAAGCGGGTGAAGTGTTTAATAGTTTTGTGAAAGGCTATGTTCCTGTTCTCAGTAGGGTATTTTCTAATGTAAAGAATGATACCGACTGGGATAAGATTTTAGATTTGGAAACCTCTGCTCCTATCACGATTAATGAGAGAGCGAGTGGAAGTTATACTCCAGAGTTTTTGCTTTTACCTGCTCTACTTGAGTGGTGCAGAAAGAACATTACAACTAAGAACATGGTTATTATCAATCTAACTGATGGAGAGGTGGTTCATAACTTTATTCCTAAAGAATCATTGGAGAGTTACATTAAGGATGGATATGGTGTAACAACTTATCGGGCACATAATGAGGATACTAAAGCACTACGCATTAAGTATCTTCGTGGTATTCCCAATCTCACAATGTATTTGGATGGAGGTCGTAGCGACCACCATGCCGAGCAAATAAAAGACATATATGGCACGAATGCTGTTACTGTCTCCGACGATAACTTTGATGTAGAATTTTTCAAAACAATTAACCAACTGATAAACGAATATGCGTAAAAAAATAATAAACGATTATACTCTAAAGTGTATGAGTAACGAAAAGAGAGGAGTGGCTACATTCCTTATGGATTTTGTTAGGAGCGACCATAGGACGGGTAAAAATAAAGAACGAGCGTTGCAAGATGTTCATAAGTTTGGCAGAGAGTGCAACCAAGTTGTTCTCATAAATGATTTGCGAAAGGAAGTCGAGATGTTTGGTGCGACCCCAGATGACGCTAGGCATATCGTTACGAGTGGTATGCTGATAGATGAAATACTGCAAACAAATCGTGGACAGCAAAACTATGAATATGAAAAGAATAAGTTTTTTATTCAAGATGGTTGCTCCCGTGGTCGGGGAAGATATCACTCCCAACCTGAACTGTTTTTTATGGACTTGTTGTGGTACATGAAAGAAAACGACTTAAATGCTTTGGTGCTGGAAAAGCCTGTTACCGAGTTGGACACTTCCTTTCTATCCGAAAGGTATAACAGTATCCACAATAAAGCGTTTAGCCGCATAAAGAGTAAATCTATCAAGATGGTGGTTGAAGCTATCGAAGACTTTATTGAGAAGAAGAATAAGGAAACTAAACATTCATTTAATTACGATTCATATATCAGTAGTTATGATTTGGATGGTAACTATCCTGATACTATAAAGTCGGTGATGAGTGATTTCTTCTCATACAGAAGATACTTGGATGGGGATGACAAGCCTTTGTCTCCTCAAAAGTGGTTGGAGAAGCAATATAGGGACGACGACAAATCGTACTATAGAAATACCATAACCTCTATGATGGCGACTCTTAAACAGCATTTCGGCTACTTGAAAAAGGAAGACCACGATTGCGTGGGGTACGCTTTTAATGGTACGATACCAGCCAAAGATAGAGAAATAACAGTTTACCCTTCGCAATACAAAAGAAGTGAAGATTGGACTGTGGATGATAAAGCCTTTATAAACTCAGAAGTATTAAAATTTCGTAGACTCATGATGGAGGGAACTTACAATGAAAACTAAATTAACAAATGAAGATTGGGAATGGTTAGAAGAAAAGTACGGTAAATTGTTACACCACATTTCATATAGAATTGGGGGCGATAAGATTACCAATGACCATGACGATAGCTATCAAGAACTTTCTATAGCAATCATGGATACCGTAGAGATGTTTGATAGAACCACTAAAAAACCTTTTGCACAATATAAGCACACTTCTCACTTCGATAAGTATCTCAAAACTGTTTTGTGGAATAGAAAAAATAATCTGGGCGTAAAAATAAAGAGGCGTGAGCCTTTGCGTAGGCAGATTAGTATAAACGAACAGTTGGTAAAGGATAAAGTCCACTCTCCAATTCATAGCTTTGAACCTTTTGGTAATGAAGAGTTTGATGATGAGTTGAGAGACATGGTGAGTGAGATACAAAAGGATGGTAGAACCATTAAACCTAATGGCGGCTTAAATATAAATCGGCTATGCAGGAATACAGGGAAGAGCAAATCGGAAATCAAATACACAATACAAAGACTGGAAAGAAAGTTGCAGTCGTATAACGAAGAATGATATACGCTCTCCTTCTTGTCCTGACAGCTTTGGGTTGTAGCTTCTATAATGCCTACAATCAAAACTTTCAACTGATGGCTCTTTGGCTTTTGTTCTTGATGAATACTGCCAGCATAGGTTACTTGTACAATGCTACACATAGAGATGGAAAACCCAAATAAGCCCGAACGATACGAACAGTTGTATCTGGATATCGCACAAAGGTTGTCGGAGATGTCGCATTGTGAAAGGAATAAAGTAGGATGTATCCTTGTCCGTCAGGGCAGGATACTTTCTATGGGATGGAATGGTATGCCTAGCGGCTTTGATAATACTTGTGAGGAACATAATAGAACCAAGCCAGAAGTTATCCACGCCGAAGAAAATGCTATTGCTAAAATCGCTTGCTCCACCGACAGTAGTGCTGGCGCAACACTCTACACTACTCTCGCACCCTGCGTTGAATGTGCCAAACTGGTTATTCAGTCTAAGGTTGTGAAAGTAGTTTACAATAATCGCTACCGATATGATGCTGGGATTGATTTGCTTAATCATGCTGGTGTAGAAGTAGTGAGCTACGAACCCCAAGGAAGATAAACATGAAACAGAAAGAAATAATGACGGATGAAGAAGCATTAAAGTATGCTATCGAAAATTTAGAGGATGCTGAGAGGCTTCTCGATTTACCAGACCACGATAAAGCCGAGTTAGCAGAAGTAATCCACACACTAAAAAGTTTATTGGATTCATACGAGAAATGCTCATTTGGATTTTTAACTCTAGGAGATGAAGAAGATGCCGAAGCCTGATTGGACTCAACCAGAGAAGAAAGGGTTTTTAACAGACACACCCAATCTTCCAGAGGATGTAACAGAGGAATGTTTTGTTGTGTATCAAGCATGGGGTAGTGCGCATCAATGGTGGTGTGGTTGGAAAAACTATTCCCGCCTATGGACTGCTTTACGATTCGGAATGATGCTTAACTATAATAAAGACCACCTGGCGTATGTAAAGAATACCAAAACCAATGAAATAGTATGGAGGTCATGGGAAGATGAAAACCCTTATCGAGGTAGATAACATGATTAGATGCGCAATTTGTAATGGCACAGGTATTCAAGAGGAGACTGTAAAAGGTTATCGTCGGTACAAGTGTTGGTCGTGTAAAGGTAAAAAGGTTGTAACCGACCCTTTCCCTTCTCAAAAAGAAACATTGACTGACGAGCAAGATTCTGATACAATGAACGCATGAATATATTTGCTATTGAAAAAACTGGTAATGATATTGATTGGCACAAATCAGCTTTGTCCCATGATAACTATCGTGTAAACAAAATGATTATTGAGTCTTGCCAGATGTTGTCCACCAATGTTCAGTTGTTCGGCTACGACAGTCGTTACAGAATGTCTTTCCAAAATCATCCCTCAACTAAATGGGCTAGAGAATCGTTTGCTAACTTTAGCAATCTGTTAGACCTAGCATTTAGTTTGCGTGGTGAGTTTTGTCGTAGACATGACAAGCAACAGCATGGGTGTGATGATGTTCTCGTTCAAATGAATGAGTTGAGTAGGGATATTGATTTCGTAAAACAGTTTCCCACCGATGAGCCTACACAACTACCATTGTGTATGCCTGATGAATACAAATGTGCAGATACGGTTACTGCGTATCGTACATACTTTGCTAACAAACCAAATCTTAGATACTTCCAAGGTGATGACCCTGATTGGGTTTGGCAGTATCGCACACACGAAAAGCCTATACAAATAATAGACCGATGAAAAAGAAAACAACTAAGTACAGAACGATTAAAGGGTTCGATAATAAAATGAAAGCAGAGAAGTTTCTGGCTTCTCTTAATGACGCAGACCAGTATTCTCTTTATGAGAGAACATGGTTTGAACGAGACAAGAGGCGTTACTATGTTCGCCAACTCGTAAGAAAAGGAGTGAAGAAATGAATAAAAGAGATTTAGATAAGTTTAGAGAAGAAATGAAGCGTGAAGCAATATCTTCTACGAGGATGTTAGGAGGAGCAATGTTATGTGGTGTAATTGTTTTAATAAGTATTTTTCTTTTTGCGTCCTGCTCAGTCCCAACGACAGATGCGTATGAGCAACACCAACTAGACCTAAAGGAATATAATTCCATAACAAATTACAATGGTATATCACACTCTACATTAAATAAGATGTGGGATACCTTTTATATTGAGGCGTTGATAAACACGGAGGTTAAGTAATGCCGAACTGGGTGAGCAATAGTATAGAAGTAGAAGGAAAGTTGGAACACAGAAAAGAGTTTGTGGAGAAGAATAAAGGATTCCACTTCCACGACACCATGAAGAAAGGAAGCTATACAGACCTTTCATTTCATGCGTCTGTTCCTGTTCCAAAGAAACATATCAACTCCAAGAAAGGTGATGGTTGGTATCATTGGTGCATAAACAAGTGGGGAACAAAATGGGATGCGTCGGAACCATGTGTTGACCACAGCAAACACTCAACCTCTTATGGGTTTGAGACTGCGTGGAGTCCTCCAATTGATTGGATAGAAGCTGTGTCTAAGAAGTTTCCACATTTAATGTTTAAGGTTACTTGGGTAGAAGAACAACTCTACGGAGCAAGGTTTGATATTCAAGGAGGAGATTATTTCTGGCAACAGGATATGACCGAAGAACAATGCAAAGAGTATATGGGGATTGAAGATGACGAAGAAGAATGACCAGATTAACCATCCCGAACACTATAATAGAGGGATGGAAACAACCAAATACATATTCTCATGGGATATGGATTTCGCAGAAGGAAACATAGTTAAATACATTACTCGCTACAAGTTTAAGAACGGAGTCGAAGACCTTAAAAAAGCTAAATGGTATTTGGAGTACCTGATTGAACAAAATGAAAATTAAACCGATAGATGACCGCCTGTACCGAGCAATAGCTCATGTATCAGGATATGCCAAACACATGGCAGAAGAAACAGAACATGAATACAAGTATGGTAAGGGTTTGAATAACTCTATCGAACTTGTTGATGAGTACATTCGTTGTTTTGCCGCCGATGGTAGTGTTTCCCAAAGAGGGAGAATCCCTCACTCATGGAACGAAGATACAATCTTTGAATCCGATGAGAAATACATAACAGAACCAATGGAAGAAGCATCGCCTGACCAAAAGGATGCAAACGCCAAGAAACTCTTGGAGGAACTAACATGATTAAAGAAAATGATTTTATTAAAGGCATCGGTTTGATTCTGATGTTTACTCTAGGTTGGATTGCTAGTGATTTGTTTGCGCAAATTGATTGTGGTGAATGTAAAGATATGCGTAAGAGCATTGAGCAACGCATGAATCGTTACAACCAACAACAAAGGAATAAGCGTTTGGA